TCAAATGGATAAACTCTTATTTTTAATAATTAGTGCTGCTTTAATCCCCTCAAAAAAACCTTGTTTATAAGCGTTATTGGCACATATATATTCTTTTTCTGACATTTTAACATCGCTTAGCCTATTATCAATTTCCTCTTGCAACCTAACAATGAATTCCTGCACGTTATATTCCAATTCATCATTCTTCATTCCCTGCCCAGTAACAATATTTTTTAACATTTGCTTTTGCATATAATTTCCCCCAATTAGTCACCTAATAGTGGCTATTTTTTTTATCCGTTATGTCGAACATATGTTCTATTATACACCTTTTAAATATAAATACATATGACTTTATTCCTACATATTTATCCTAATTTCGACAAAAAGAAAAGACCACTTATTAAGGTGGCCTTGAAGTGGATTGATTATTATGTTTGTTAATCATATAATTCATCTTCTTTTTCATACAGATCTACGAGGTTGCAACCAAACGCTTTGCAAAACCCCTGCTCCTGCTTTTTACTTAACTTGTTTTTTATACCTATTGCTATATCCCCAATAACGGTTTTCGAGACACCGCTTAACTCAGCAAGTCCCCTGATAGTAAGTTTACGTTGTATACGCAAGGACTCAATCCTAAGCTTTGGGACAATCAACCTCCATTGCTATAAATCACTAACAAACATATTTTATATCATGTCCAATTATAGCAATTTTTGTTGAAATCCGCCTCTAGTAAAAGGTGGATTTTATTGATATATTATTTACCTTAACGGACAAAATCAAATATTCCTGCTTGACAAATAAAATATTTTAAATTTCTAGAAGCTTCTTGAAGCTTACAGTATGCATTTGCAATGATACAATATTTACGAGGTGCATATATGGGAGATTTAAAAAACAGAGAGAAAGTTGGTACTACTTTATTAAAATGGCATGCCGCATCTATCCGGCAATTATCAGCATGTACTAAAAGATCGATATCTAGTTTTATGGATGAAGCTATAGATGATTTATTGAAAAAGAGGAAATATAGAAAATTCATCGATAACATAAAGAAAGAACCTACCGATCTAGAATGATTAGTAGGTTCTTTTTGTGTTGTTTATGTCGGTATAAAACGGTTTCCTTCATTAAACACACATTCCCGCCCAGCTACTATACTGGGTATTTTTTTATGTTTTGCAGGTAATTTAAACCATTTTGTCGAAAGCTATAGCATTAGATTAAATAGTAAAGGGTTGGTATTTATGTCGTTTAAAGTAATCGCTGGCGATTTCCCTGAAAATTCTTCGCTTGATAAAAAATATGGGGAGTTAAATTTGGTTCACGGTTTTTTAAATACAAAGAGCGTTGTATTAAGCTATAATATCGAAAGCTTAGACGTTATTACCGAAGAAAATAAAAAGAAAATACTAGGAGCAACTGGGTGGGGATTAGCTAGCGGGATTGCTGCTGGTATTTTAACTGGTGGTTTAGGCGCGATTGTTGCTGGCGCGGCAGGAGTATTGGCAGGAGGAAATAAAAAAGAAATCACTTTTGCGTGTCGGTTGAAAGATGGTAGAAAATTTTTAGCTGTATCGGATCCAAATACTTATAAAAAAATATTGGCTGTTTTTTTCTAAAACGTCACAATAACTCTCCCCCGGCACAAACTACCCATCAAAATGGGCATAAAAATAGCCACCTTTCGGCAGCTACGCAGAGAAACACCATCAAACCTATTGCCGAAGTTTGATGATGTTTTTTCTGATTCAAGTAAATTTTGAGTAATTTCATTATAACTTATTTGTAAATAACTGTCAATATAGTTTTTACAATTTTAGGAATAAAAATCACCCGCCATTTGGCAGCTACTTAATCCACAGACAAAACAATCTACTGATACTATAAAATATCATCAGTACAGCAAGCATAAGTACTACCAGTTTGGCAGGTGATTTATACTTGTAAGTATATATCAGTTCTATTTTATATTAGATCAAATTTAACAGTATTCGAATTTTAGTCATTTTAATAAGCTATACAAATTATACTCGCCTGAAGTTGACAAACTATTATATTTTCTCAATACATCTGTTAGCCGATCAATATCATTGAAGTAATTACTCATAAAGTCTTGTGTCTTTATATTGTGCATACCATACTCTCGTTTACAATAATCGCTAGGTTTTTCACCACCAGCTCTTTGAGTAAATCGTTGATAATCATTCTTGTCTATGATAATAAGCATTTCAATTTCCGGTCGCGTATAAAAGTTAAATATCTTAACTCTTTCTGTATATAGTTTCCCTAATTTAAAAACTTCTCGTGGAGAATCTAATATTCTTAAAATACTTACTTCTTTATTATAATCTTTATTTAAGTATTTTTCCGTTATCTGCTTAGAAGAACGAATTTTCTCAATTTCTCCCCCTAATAAACTGTCTTTACTAATGATAAGTTTACCAGACTCTAGCAATCGGTTTATAATAACTCTTTCTGCAGCCCCTTCGCAAATACAGATATTATAATTACTAGTAAGTAGATTTATATGTTGTGGATCAATTTGCATATAGTATCGCTTAAAATCTTCATATTTTCATATAAAGGGGCTGTTCCTTTTACATAATTGGATAAGATTACTTCACTTTTCTTTACGTCATTGCGCGCAACCTGTGTTGCATAATTCAACAACTCAATTGCATAAGTATTTGTTTCTTGACGACGCGTTATGTAAATATTATCTTTTCTATCCATATAATCCAAAATTTCGGAATAGTGAGTAGAAAAAATCAAACAAGCACCATAAGGATTACTATTTACATTTTTAAAAATATCGAGAATCATTTTTATAATTTCTTTATTTAAATGATTCTCAAATTCATCTACAATGAGATATCCTCCACTACTTAAAGCTTTCACCATAGCAAATATCATATTTTGTCCTTTTATAGTTCCAGAAGAAATGATATTAACTAAATCCCATTGACTATTGACTTTAATTACTTCTTTTCTATTTTTAAATTTTACTATATATTGGTCATAATCATCATTTCCGTCAGACGTACAAGATAATTCTTCTAACGAAGAATCAAATGCGTTTAGAATAACGCCTGGAATAATCCCACGTGTCCCCATATAAGTAACATTTGTTTCCATAAGTTTTTCTTCTAAATAGGTTTGATTTGTCCTTGTTGCTTTTATAACAATACTAACATCATCTTTTAGTAAAGATAATTCGTTTATAGACAATTTACCTCTAATTATTGTTTCGGAAATATGTTTTTCAGGAAAATCGAATACTTGTTTTTTAGTGGTAACTGTCTTTTTATCTCTACTTATTAAACACTCGTCTACAAAGTATAAAATTGGTTTTTTACTATTTTCTTCAACATTCCTTTTACCTATTATTGACTTTAATGTATAATACTTTTCTTGATAAAAGAAATCCACCGTCATAATAGTTTTATCCTGTATAATCCCTTTTACAAACGCATAGTCAGTATTAAGATCACTATTATTAATAATTATATTCATTGCAAAATAAAGCAATTTGAGCGACGTAGTTTTTCCAGACGCGTTAATCCCAACAAAACCTAGTAATTTCTGAGTATAAATACTATTGTGTAGGTTAAATGCTTGCACTGCATCAGAGACTTTATCCTTGGCTATTAAATTGATTTCCATGACTCCATCTTTAAATAGAGATATGTTTTGAAACCTTACACGTAAAACCTTCACAGAATCCATCATATATCATCCTTTCTTCAATCTATTTATAGTATACCATAAATTATATTTTTTTAAACAGATTCTGTGGTTATTTATTAATTTTAACTAGCATTAATTATTTTGAAAAATGAATTATCTATCTTGCTAATACATTTCATTAATAGCATAGTATGATATTTCAGCCGTTTATATCGTAAATAAAAAAGGCCCCACTATCCCTAAAACACCTAACATATAAACGTTAGATTTAAGAAAAGCAGGGGCTTTTAATAATGTTCCACTTTGCTAGCGCTGGGAAAATGGCAACTCTTAGATAAATTTTAATGGTTAAAATATAAAAAATAACTTATCAGTTTTACGAGTATATTTAACTTCCCTGCCCTTTTCCTTGCCACCAGCATGATATTCAACACTTAGAGCAGCATCTTTGCTAAAATTACGCTGTAACTCTACCGGTACATATCGATCACCGCCGTGCACGCCAACACCCTACCAATATAGTATGATGTATACCATCTATATTTTTTCATTTGCAGGAATATGTTTTATATTTGTAGTAATTATATCTAAAAATATAAAAGAGGTTTATATAATGAAAAAATTATTAATAATGATACTTATTATGTTTGTAATGCCTTATGCAAGTGCGTCACCATCAAATGATACACAAATACCTATTAAAACTAAAGTGCTTCTAGGATTTAAATATTCAAATACTTCGTTGTGGTCATTAACTACTAAAGGAGTAGCCGATGATGTTATAGGTAAAAACGTCATTCCTGTATTGGATAAAAACAATTGCGAAATAGTTACTGATGTTAATGTTCTGAACAAAATACAGAACAGAGGTTATGGAGATCCAACAAGTGTTGAAAAATCTGATATGTTAGATATTTATAAAGATGACGGATTTAATTATTTAATTTTTATAGACATGGATCCAATAAGAAGTTCGAATGGATTCGGATACGAAACGTCTGCTCATGTTAAAATAATTGACATGGGGAATGCAAAATATATTTTTAGTGGAAAATTAAACGGAATGACAAAATGGGGTGGAGCTGGGACTGCTGCTTTCAATTTAGGAAAAGAAATTAGAAAAATTTTAGAAGAAAAAGTTTTTATCCCTACAAAACTATAGACACAAAAATCCCCGCCCTACCAATTAAGGTAAGACGGGGATTTTCTGCTCTACTTCGCTAACGGAATCACTTTAAAGCTAATAATCTTATCAAAAGCTAAATATTCTTTGCTATTATCAACAATATCATTGAGTGCATAGCATGAAATACCTGTACCAATAGTGCGAGTGTACCAATTAACAAAACCATCAATTTCAGTAGTGGATAATCGATATTCACGTTCGCTCGAATCAAGCATAGTTACCCTCAATATTGCATTCCCTGCTGTAACAGGCGGGGTAACACTGCCTGCAACTGGAGTAGCAGAAGCTTCATTCGAGTTACCGCTTTCACCATCGGCGGTTACTGCAGTAACTACATAATAATATGTAGTACCGTTTGTTACTGTGGTATCGATATAACTTGTACCAGATACATTACTTCCTACTGTTGTATATGGTCCGCCTGTAGTTGTGGAGCGTTTTACATTGTAGCCTATAGCGTCAGTTACTGTATCCCATGAAAGTGTAACCTTGGCATCGCCAGCAGTTGCAGTTAGGTTAGGCGCTTGTATATTAGGATTAAAATTATCAGTCCACCGAGCAATATTTGATATTCTAAACTCATCCATATAACCACTTAACCAAGTATTGCCTGGAGAATGCGAACTATTACCAATGCGGGTATTTACTCCAAAGTCCCATGTACTCGTATCAGCAACCCATGCACCAAAAATACCATCTACGGAAATCGCTATTTTACTATTATACTTAACAAGCGCAATATGATGATATTTATTGTCATCAAAAACTGCCGTTTTACTAGCAATAAGAGTGGCAATGTCATATACCCCTGCAGTATTGCTTGATCGATAAATCGCAAATAATTTTTGTACATTACCAGGATCAGAGGCTAATATTGCTGGATAGTCTTGTGGAAATGATACAAAATTAACCCAGCATTCAATAGTAAAGTCACCTGTGGCAAAATTAAATTCTGGTGCTGCTGCCGTAGATAAATATTGACTAGCTCCGTCTAAGCTCAAAGACCCTCCGCCAAATTTCGGCTGATATGTTGATACCGCAGCCCCACCGTTACTGACCCAGACTCTCCCTGTTTCATCTGTTAATCCATTTTCAAAATGCAATAACGATACTGTATATTGATCAACTTCATACATAAGCATTACCTCCGTTTTTTTATTTTATTCTGAATCCAATATATCCAAGGACCATTTATTTCAATTGTGTGTATCCCGTATATCAGATTCCACTTATATACATTCTTTTAAATATTACTTTTAAACGTTATCCAGCGATATTTTTCAAGAACATATGTTTATTATACCAAACATATGTTCTATTTTCAAGGGAATTCATTCCTTATTTTTCGATCTTTTCTCGATCAGAATTTCACTCCAATGCCGACATATTGCCCATTCTGACCGCCAACAACTTGATAAGCACCAATTTTGCCAATGCTACCAGTATAACCAATTGCAGGGCTTGTTTTGTTATCCGTACGCAATTTACCTACTGTCAAAACATTATGGCGAGTCAGATCAATCGTAGGTATTTCAGCCTGTATTTTAATAGTAGATGATTGTTTTAAATCCAACATATTTTTTTCTAATACAAAATTTTCATCATCTGATTTAGTAAACTTACCTACTTTGCCATTAACCTCATAAATAAATGACGGTTTACCTATATCAAACTTACCATCAATTTTAGTAGCAATCGCATTAGGCGTATCTTTGGCCACTGGCACTTGTAATACTGTATCGCTTGCAGGAGATTGCAGGTAAACAGTTTCGCCTTTTACATACTGCAATTTAGTGTCAACCGTATTCGTACCAGTGATATTGATAGGCTTTTCTACGATCGTATTTGTTACTGTATTCGTTGTTGTAAGTGCAGGGGCTAGATACTTAACCCCTACAAATAAACCTGCCAGAAATGCAATTGCGACAGCGATAGCTATGTAAATATAATTTTTGTTGATCATTATAATGCCCCCAATAGCTTACCTGCAATTATGGCCAGTAAAATAATTTCTACACCGTGAGCGGCTGCTTGTCCATATTTTTTAGCAAATGATTGTTCTGCCATTTGCACATCGGATACGATCTGCTGCGCTTCTGCTTCGAGAGCAGCAAGTTTCTCTTTTAATGCTGAAATCTCGGCTTTGAATAAATCAGATCCTGCATCCTCTAAGCTAGCGATCGATGCTTTGACTTGAGAAATAGCTTTTTCAGTATCAGTCTGCTCGGCGGCAACATCTGTAGCAACGACCGCCGCTGTATCAGTACTGGCTACCTGTTCTGCCTGACTTTGTAAAATAACCGCCTGTAATTGCTCCTGAGTCATACTTGCTAACTGCTCATTTGTATAAGTTGTCATTTTTATTACCTTCCTTTTCCTGTTTTAATTTTTCAATCTCAATAAGAAAACCGTCCTCGATATACCGCATGAGTTTTGCATCATTCGGACATATTTTGAGACGGTTTTCTTTGTCTTTTATTAGCCATTGCGGTATTAAATCTATCGCTTTTGATATCATAATTATGCCCAACTAACCGCAATCATTCCGCGATGTACAGCAGGTAGTGATTCAGGATCGCCGATAAACTCATAATACAGACTGCTATAACCTTCCGGCATAACATATGGATACTCATATGTGCCTACATCAACTTTATAATCAGACGTGATAGCAATCGGGCCAGTAACTAACTTGCGACTACTATCATAAATATTTAGCGTTATCGCTGTTGGATCAGCTAGTACCCCTGCAAATGTCCGAAACTCTACGTGTAGTTTTATTGTATCTCCAATTAGTGGCATTAGCTAATCACCTCGCTTTTTGTTGATCTGGTCTTAATGGATGATAAAGTTTTACGCTCGATAACATACGATGTTGCTCGCAGTAACTGTTGTACAATCTGCTGTTGCACTGTAGGCGATAACATTTTAAAAGTCGCGTTTGCTGTTAGCGCATTAATTACCGCGTCTGCAGATACCTTAGGACTGACCGCGTAAGCATTACAAATAGTTTTTACAGCTTGTATACTAGCGCTTGCTATGAGTTGTGGGCTAACTGCTTGTACTGTTGCTGTAGATAATACAGCGTTTATTATAGAGTTGGCGGTTATCTGCGGACTTAACGCTTGTACCGTTGCAGTAGCTGCGATTACTTGTATTATAGAGTCTACCGACCATAGATAACCTGCGTTATAGTTTTGTGTACGTTCCGCGTCGGATAAAACGCGGTTATATAACCTACATGTAGCAATTGACCCACTAAAGTACGTCGCCCCACTAATTCCGCCCACACCTGCCAGTCCGTAGTTGTACGGCAACTGACTAGCTAATGCAACATCCGCAACTTTATACACAGTACCGTTGTCCACTTGTATATATACATAACTACTGTCGCACCACGCGAAAACCTGTTGCCACACACCTGCTTTAGCGGTAGCTGCAGTGGTAGACGCTACTGCCCCTATAGTTGCGTACATAGCGTATACCCCTGTATTACCTTCCATTCGTAAAACAAATAAACCACTACCCGTTCCTGCCGCCCGTCTAAATAGTGTTTGTTGGGTAGCTAAACTATTTAATTTCACCCATAACTCCATTGTGAATACATGTGGGATGATTAATCCATTAGGCAACAATACTCTATCGTCTATGCCATCATACGCTAGGCTATAAGGGTCAATACTCGTACCATTACCTATCCACCCACTCGTCGTTGTATAGGCAAAAGTATTAAGCGTAGCATTAAGGTTATTACCGCTTAAATCCTGCCAAACAGTAGTAGCAGGAGAATTAACCCCTGCCCCACTGCCTGTTGCCATACTAGCGTTTAAATCAAGTACCAAACCTGCATTACTATGTGCTGTAGCATCGCCTTGACCTACATAATTAGTCATCAGCAACAGTCCACTCAGCACTCGATAGTAACGTTGTTAATGCATCGCTAGGCGAGTTGTATACTGCAACATTGCTATTGCTAGCCACATTCGGCACTAAATCCATAGCATACTGCAAATGTACCATTGCTTGTGTACTATCATTAGACTTGCGCCAATTGCTACAATCAAAACCAACACTTTCCCAAAAAGAAACTGTAGCTACTGCAAATTCCATACTAACTCACCGTCCCTGTAAATATCCCATTTACATCCCAAGCGATACTAAACGTACCATTTGTCACACCTACATCTACTCCAAAATCAACATAACCGATTAAAGGACTAGTATTATCAGTTCCTGTACTGCCGTAAATAATTGCATATCTGGCTGTTATGGTCGAATTACTCCATAGATTATCGTCAGCATCAATTTTAGTAACATCGCTATCAGATATGTAAACTACTGATTTATTAGTCAATGTTGCTCCGCCTGCTGTGTACCCTGCCCCTACAACTTCGTTGGTTATATCTGATTTGTAGGCGTGATTCTTACTTGGAACATAATCAGATGTGCATAAAATAACTTTTATTACATCGCTAGCAATTGAAATTTCTTTATTAAACGCTTTGGCTAATACGCTACCGTACAGCTTACCTGTTCCTGTTATAGCCATTTAATTCATCTCCTATTTTTAATCAAAATACTCATTGCCGTCATATGGCAGATCATCGGAAAAATGATCTGTATACTGCCAAATCTTTAAATTCGGATGATCAAAGTCACACGTATTGTTATACTGTGCCATCCAGATAGGGCAATTGATTATATCTGCATCAATATTACTGTTGTTTAACCAGTTATAGCTAGTATATACACCAACCATATCCATTACTGCGTTTTTTAGATACTCAACATATGAAGTACATATGACGTTTATATCTGCACCATCCATGCAATTATCCTCGGCATCAAACCAAACCCCCATTTCAGGACATTTACCGTCAAGATAAGTATTAACTTGCTGTAGTGTCCATTCTGCTTCATTTTGTGCATCTTCGGTGCAAGTTGCTTTACTATAAACATACAACCCAACTTTCAAACCGTTTGCTACCGCATTATTAATATGATCTACAAACATGCTATCAAGTTGACAGTTTTGTCCTAACTTTAAAATTGCAAATTCAATACCTGCGTCTTTTACTGCTTGCCAATCAATATCTGTTTGCCAAGCTGATATGTCGATACCTTTCATGATACATTCCCCCTATAATAATTTACCTACTATAAAACCTAATGCTAATGCTATTGCAAAGAAAAATATATTAGGATAATTAATTCCTATTTCTCCTTCTGCAACCCTGCCCATATCCAGAAAGTAGAACATCGTATATTGAAGTACTTTTTTCATTGTTTTTCCCCCTCTTTATTTTCTGGTCTTTGCAACCACGGAATTGATGTGTTTAACAACGAATGCCCACTAAACAAAGCAATAAGTTGACTAATTATCAATTTTGCTGTCTCCATTAAGTTAGGCAAATCATATTTAGTACCATTGATTGCATTTTGATGCCATCCGTAAAAGTAGGCTACTAGAAATCCAGTAGCCACAATTACGATTAGTCCTATTAAGATATCGGTAATATTAACTTTCGTTTTCATCACCCTTTCAGCTTGTCCCATACATTAATTAAAGTATTAGTCAAAAAACTAGCTATAGCCCCCATAACGCCAGCGGCATAAAAAATACCATCTATGCGATGGTGTGCGGCTTTCGCGCTTTGACTATTTTCGGTAATCTCAATACTATGTTGATTGATTGTTGCCGTATTTGATTTGACCGTGTCTAACATTAAGTCTTGTTTTGTCTCTACTCTGGCTAGTTGGTCAATTATTTTACGTTGGAATTCTTGTTCGCTCATTGGTCACCTCCTGATTTTTGGCATAAAAATAACCACCTGCTTGGTGGCATGGTTCTCTTGGCATATTATCACCTCATAAAAATAGTATAATAATGGCATTTTACTTATCGAATTATGGTTATTGTGCTATAATATTCCTATTAGTTAAATTACTGGAGGAGTGATTTATTTGCAAGAAAGAGTAGAATGGATAGACGTATCAAAAGGAATAGCAATTATTCTTGTTGTTTTGGCTCACAACATCCCAGTTCATTCCTTACTGTGGAGTATTATTTTTTCATTTCACATGCCGTTTTTCTTTTTAATATGTGGTTTTTTATATAAAGAGAAAGGCGTACTAACACAAATTAAAAGTAATTTTCATAGATTGATTTTACCTTACTTTGCTACAGCATTTATATTGTCATCGGCTAAAATAATATCATCTTTTGTGAAAACTCATACTAATACCACTTTTATTTGGTTTATATCTATTGTTTATAGTACTGGCATTATTCCGTCTCAATTCCCAATATTAAAAGAATTTGGCCCTTTATGGTTTTTAACGTCCTTGTTCTGCGCTATTTTAATATTTAACATTACATTTAAACTAACCAAAGGTAAAAATAAATATCTCTCACATACCATATATATGCTGCTGGGTTTATTAGGTTATTTGATAGGACAGGATATTTATTTACCTTGGAGCTTAGATATTGCATTGTCGGCTCAACCATTTATCTATTGCGGTTATTTATTAAAATCTAATGATCTTTTAGATAAAAAATTATCTATTGTTCCTTTTATTATTTTGACAGTCTTGTGGTTTGCAAATATAAACAATAACGCTTTAGGCATGAACAGCAGAGAATATAATAGCATTGTAATATTTTATATAGGTTCGATAAGTGGCAGTATATTATTAATATATTTATCAAAATTACTAGTGAAAACAAGGATTTTAACTGTTTTTTTTACATACTTAGGAAAAGAAACTTTAGTTATTATGTGTTTTCATTTGTTAGAAAGCTATCTCATACCTTGGCAGAAGATTTTACATTTCGGTTTTTTATACAACAACCCATTTATTCTTGTAACATTTAAAATGATTTTTTTGATCGTTGCCACATTTTTTGTTAAATACATTCCTATATTAAAAGAAGCATATTATTTCAAACAATTTTCACAACCTGTAATAAAAAATAATAGTGCATCAATAAAAAGCTGAACAAATTATTCGTTCAGCTTTTTTATTTACTTAATTCGTTCTATCGTAAGTGCGGTATTAGCGAATCCTGCTGTAACGGTACCACCGTTAGTCATAAATAATCTTAAATCTATTACATCACCTAATGCTAGTGATATCATTGTAGAAACTGTTATGTTTAGTCCTCCAGTAGATTGTATATTAGAATTATATAGGTATTGATAGGCTGTGCCATTTTTATATACCCCTAGAACTACTTGTGTTGTATTAGAGTACACCATTGCAATAGTAGCATCTAACAAAAAAAGTCCTGCTGATTTACTAGCCGTAAAACTATTGTTACTTATGTCGAACTGTGAATTATTATCGTAAACCTCTGTATTAAACGATAGCTTCTGAAATACCGACGATGGAATTGTTTGTGTAGCCGATAGTGTAACACAAGAACCTTCAATGCTTGCACTAGTACCCGTAGAACCTATTGTGCTTTTACTACCTATGATGGCACCATTAGATGCTTTTACTAGTTGTCTGCCAGTGTCCGTATGAGCGTTTGCAATATAACAATTAGTTGTTGTTCCATTGCTACTTAAATTCAATAAAGAATTAGCTCCATTACTACCAATATCGTGAAAATTGCTAATTGTAATAGTATCTAATAGCCCACCTGTACAACTAATAACATCTGCTAGACTGTTTACAATACCATTATTGATAATAACTTCGTGAATACCTGTCGGCAAAGGGCTTGCGGACAAATTACCATCAACCCATAGAATAGCTCCCTGCAATGGCAATAGACTATCACGGAACCAATTTACGTTTGATAATATTAGTCTATTTATAAGACCTTGGACATGTATATTACATTCGTAGGTAGGTGCACCTGTAGTTGAAAATGTATTTAGTCCATTGATTTCTAAATTACCCATATTTGCAGCAGGCAAGACTAAGATAGTTGGCCTGTTGTCAGTAGCTCGATTACGATGTACATTAGATATGGATATGTTTTCGATATTGTTATTTAATACAATAACACCATAATAATCTGCTCCCGCATATGGATTTGAACAATTACAATCCACACCATCTATCGTGATTGATCCGAAGTTACCACTACCAAGACCATATGATGATAAATTTATTGCAGGGTCACGATATGAACCGATTACATTTTTTATTTGTATCTGGTCAATTCTGCTTGTTGCACTTAATAATCTAATGCCATTTAAACATCCAGTTCCATTAACACCATCGATAATTACATTTTTTATAGCACCTTTAGTAACTGTATTACCTAATGCTCCATCATCGGCATTTAACGCTATCATATCATCATTAGTTGATCCTGTGACATTTGTTATAGACCCACCAGTTATCGGCCCATTCAAGTGTAGTCCATCTTGGTTAGCAGGTGTTCCAGTCATTGTTTGGTTAAAAATAGGAGAATCTACAACTAAATTACTAATGCTTGCGCACCAGATTGCAAAAGTTTTAGCATGGTTTATAACCGGGCGTATTAATGTAAGATTTGTTACACCGAAAAACCTAATGCCAGATAAATATTCGCCAGCATAAATTCCAGTGTCTAAATGGTGAGCTTGATTAGCATCATTACCGTCAATAACCGCATCAATAATAGTAATGTTTTTATCAGTATTCGATTGCCAGTTCTTATTTTGTAAAGCAGGACGGTTAGACCCATCTTTAAGCTTTAATTTTGCTCCTGCCATAAAAATTAACGTTTTATCACTAGGAATATCATTGCCACTTGTGAGATACGTTCCTGCAGGTAACACTATAGTATTGCTTGTGGAATCTAATGCAGATTGTATATCTATAGTATCGTCTACTATCCCATCACCTACACCATTAACAATCCTTCCAATACCTAAACTAAGACCATCCCACTGTTCCATAGATGTATCCATGAAATTAGGTTGCGAACTACCATCTGGTGCGGCAAGAATATGATAACCTCCGTTAGTCACCCCTTGAGATACCAAATTTGCCAATAGGTCTGCTTTATTTCTATACATTTAAAGACCTCCTAAGTATTAACACTAGACATCCAAGTAAACCACCTGCCCATGTTGCATACATGTCCAATTTGTCTACAGTATGCTTATCATGATGCTTACTGTCATACATCTCCTTTGCCTTGCCAGCTATTATTGCTAGTAATAATCCATATATTTCCGTGATAGGAAAAATGGTAGCTAGTATATAGCCACCGCTGAAATGTGCTACCTTATCTAATCTGTTATTTAATAGTGACAGTAGTTTCTCCATTGTACACCTCCAATATCTTAGCCTTCCGCTCAGATAGCATTGATTTATACAATGCTATCAAAGTATCTGTAGGCAATCCTGTATTCTCCGCAAGTACCCTGGCCTTGCTTATTTTCCGAAGTTTCGCAGAGTACTCCATGTTGATTTCTGCGTATTTCTGTTGTTTGACTTGGTCTGCAGTGAGGGGCGTGGGTTCTGGCACGGGTGGAACAGGGATGTCCTCTAGTACACCATCGACAAGCCTTTGAGTTGACCACTGTATCGGTGTTTCCGATGGATACCAACCGCTTGCTGTGAGTTCCGCGATTTCCTGCGGATCGTCTGTGATGATACATTTTATGCCTGTGTTGTCTTTGATTTCGTAGATGTGCATTTAAAAACCTCCTATTGCTTGGGGACGTTGGAATGCTGCGGACACGTCAATTCCTGCGTACCCACTAGGTGGTGTATATAGGAAAGCCGTTGCCCCAAAGTTAACATCTACAGCGTTTCCTGCATTGTATAGCATGGCAAAAGGGTAAATATTACCTGAAAGTGCGCTACAACTAACAGCACCCCCACCCTGTAAAACATTATTTTTGTAGAATTTAACTGTTTTAGCATCTGCATCCAGTGCCACACCAATAATGTCGCCAGTAACATAAGGAGTTCCAAATGCAACCCCTCCAGGTTGTAAAGCTCCACTCGATTGCCAGTATGATTTATGATGGGTAGATGTATAATCCGCATATCCTACTAAAGAGAAATAATCATCTGCTACACCTATCATGCATTGATTTGTAGACGAAACGATGGTACATTCCCAGTATTTTTTGCCTGTCGAAAAGCCGGCACTACCCTTAACCCCTGTAAAATCAGCAGGAGATCCCGTTACTGTTGCTCTAAGATTATTATTTGATAGTGTTATTAATGGGGATTTTACTCCCCATGTTGTTATTGCCATCTATCTACTCACCTGCTTTAACGACACACTAACACCCTTGGTCAGCCCTGTAGTATTGCTCACAAAGGCTTGCACTGTCTGCTCCCCTGTAATCGTCAAAGCCACTGTAGCGATGGTTTCATTGACAGTTATTGCAGACGATGTGTAGATCAATGCCCCATTGTGATACAGCGTAACTACTAGGCTTGTTGGAGTCTCGCCATGACAATTGATGAATACTTTATTGTATGTCTTATTACGACCTGCGTAGATAATAGGGCTATACAGGATTCCAGCGGGGATGAACAATGTCCCTATGTCTGCCTGAGTCCACAGGGTCTTTAAACTCGCAGGTACAGCGGTTCCCCATGCATACCCTGTGACCTCTGCAAATCGTTTGGTTATCCATGATAGCCATTGAGTCAGCGAGCCTACTAGCGAGTATGCTGTTGGTGTTGTTGGGTCTGCTGTGCGAGTGCCGATTACTGTATCTATGACACTATTATTTTGCAAGGTATATACTGTAGTTTCCACACCGTCAATCTTAATATTACCGTTTGTAACTGATGATGTTACTACACTACCAGTGCCACCAGTAGTAGGGTTAATATGCTTATATTTATCTGTGGCACTATCCCACGCCAATACCTTGCCATCAGCCCTGCTAATTTCATCTACTTTCTTATTGCCGATATTTCCAATATTAGCGTCAATAATATCCATGTTGGCATTGATAACCGATATATCTGCTGAATCGGCATCAACAGGTTTTGCTAAATTATAATTTGTTGTTGCCATGTTACCTCCTAATACCCTATAGCGTTGTACTTAAAATCACCAGTAATAACCGCTTGTGTTTTAGAATCAATTAATATCACATCAAAACCATTTTTAGTAATATTCTGCGTATATGCTATAGCTCCATATGTTTTTGCCCAAATATCGACACTGGGAATGCTGTGGAATGATCCGTTATACGTATATGAGTGACCGCGGACGTTCCCCCATGTATTCAGTTTTACCTCGCCCCATGTTTTTGTTTTCTCGTCTCCCCATGTATTTGTAGTTTCTGACGTTATTGGAGTTGTAGGGAATAATACAGTAGTCCACGCCGCGATACTCAACGTACCGCTACTTGTCACCGTCCTATCGGGCACATCAATACTAATCGTCATTGACTCGATATACACTGTATCTGACTCGCTGACTATCTCTATAACCAACCGCAAATCTACAAACCTAAATGTATATGATCCAGGGCAATACTGTTGCCAATTGCTATATACCAAACCATCTAAACTAGTACGCATTTCAAAGGATATTTTTGTATTTGCTTCGGCTGTCGCACTATACGATGCTATAATATTTGCCGTGATTATTTCGCCGATGTCCACTGAATCAACATCAATGTATCGAGTGCCGACATTAACAATATACCTGTCCATATATAATTTAGGAGTGTCCATGTATATGTCATCATCGTCCATGTACCATAAGCCAATTGATTGATTGATGCTAATAACGTTGTTTATTATGGCATTTCCTATAGGAGCGTCATAAATCGCTATGCTGTAAGATGTGGCATTAGTTGAGTAATTTCTTGATCTGTCAAGGGCTTTAATCCAATATAGCTTGTCGCCATTGGTGTATAGTCCTGTTTGATAATTTGTGCCCTCTGCGACTTGCTGAACTAAAGTTGATGTTGGCCATGATAAACCCTCTCTGATTTCGTAAAGTCTGATATCAGGAGCATCAACGGCAGACCATGTAAAAAATAATTTGCCGTTTGAGTTGCCAACTGAAAACTTTGTTACATCTGGTGGTGGATCACTTTTGCCGACGATTACATAACTAGCAGATAACACACCATCTGATTTTAAATTAAACAGCTTACTGACCGTGACAATTTTGATAATCACAGTTTTATTATTTTGCATAATTCTAACCCTACAACCGGACTCAACAACGTCACCAGTGTAAATAAAATCACCTGTACCGTTATTTTGGCAATACACTTCATAATGACTAACGTTTGAACTATTTGCAGGAGTGAAATTAATAATTATATCCGTCAATGCAGTTCCGTCTTTAAGAATATAGGTATCTTCGTCTAACGTTAAGTTTGTTACGTTTGGTGGTGACGTTCCTGAGTTTGGTAAAGTAGTAACGGTTACGGTTGGTGCGACACTTCCCATCGTAAAGCTATACAAATTAGGATTATATTCTTGCATAGTCATTGTAATATTATTTTCCTGTGGCTCAGTCATGGACATAATGCGATACCGTTTGTACGCTAATCCATCTTCAACAACTTCTGTAATCGGATTCCATACGCCTACCACATCGCCAATACTGCGGTTTAACGCTCTTTTGTTAGTCGTATATTGAATCCACTCAGGGCAAGTCTGTGCTTTATTGAGATGAAACCACGCTTCGGTAGATGCCTGCTTAAAATTATTGATTCCGTATATGCTAATTTTCTTAGTCAGCGGAATCTTATTTCTGAATTGGCTTGTCTCTCCTGGTAGTTGCGTTCTGTCTGCTTGTGCTAAAACTTTTGTATACTCATAATCAGGATCAACGTATTCAATTTGCAAACGTTCAACATCTTCATCGTTGTCTTGCCACCATGTTTCAATTGATTCGTCAGGTTTTACGGTGAATATTTGGCTTATTTCTTCTGGCTTGTCTACTAAAATACCATGTAACCCTCTTTGATATGTTGGGTATGATCGGCACGTACTAAAAAATTCAGTTAGCCAGTCCTGCCGAGTTTTCTTTTCATCAAGGATTAGATTAAGAGTGAACCGTTTTTGATCACCAGACGGCTGGTAATAATTAGCGGCATTTAAATATGTTTGCAAGTCAATGCCACTCATATCCATTCCGCAACCATCAATACTAGTTTTAAAATCTAGTTCACACCAAGCTGGATTGTCACTCCACTGTTCCGTATATTCGGTTAGCGATGTGTATACTCTTACTATCCGTCCATCAACAATTGCCGTAACGTTGTAGCTACTACTTAACTTGTCGCTGGCTGTAGCGGTTATAGCTAGGTAAGCATCATACTTTAAACCGCCTACTAATCTAGCACGTTCCGTTTGTGTCGTGTTGTTTAATAATTGTTGTGTCGTACCTGTTTTTCTTCGCCCTCTCAATACTCCATTGTCACTGTAAACTGTCCATAGTTCCCAGTCTGTAACGTAAGTATCGCCAACAACAATATCTGTAACGGTTCCGTATTCATCTATTTTGGTAGCAGGTGGACTATTTGCATCATATGCATAAACATCAACAGTACCCATAAAACCGTTAACTCTATCGTCTATTAGTTGTTCACCATCGCCCAAATATGCTGTGTAGCTACAACCAGTTAAGCCATTAATAATTAACGATACTGGATTGTTGTGGCAAGCCGTTTCGCCTATATCGTTTATACTGCTAGTTGTATTTGAAGAAAAGCACGTTTCAGCGAAAGACCATTCTGTATCTTCGGCAGTAGTTGTAGCATCTTTATAAGTCTTAATTGCAGTAACGAGTCCTAATATTGTTGTGTATTTCGTTAGGTCAAAAGACGTTGTAACACCGTTTGATTTTATATAAAATGTTGTACCGCTTTTTCTAATGGTAGCATCGGAGTAAAGTGTGTTGCTAATTTTAAAAGCAGGACAGGTATTGATAACTAGATCGTTTAACCGCACGTCTCTAAATCCTTTAATTTTACCAACACCAAATGAAACAATTTTATGTTGGACCGTACCTTCGGGGCTTGCCCATATTTCATTGCCGGCACACTTGACACTACCATAAGGCAATGGCATAACTAAGCTTGAATTTGTTTGAGTCTGCAATGTTCCAAGAGTGTACGTTGGGCTACTGCTTTGAGTTTTCGGGCCGAAAAGTTTATTTGTTACGGAACTAATGGCATAGCTGATAATGGTATTTTTTATAAATAATCCTATTCCTTGTGTCCAAGGGATGAATCCCATCTAAAAACCTCCTCTATTCGACGAGATACCATAGAAAGTCTAAACCTTTCCAAACTTTCACCAGTAATGCAGTGAATAACTTCATCATTACCGCAATAAACGCCAACATGAAGGAAGTTTAAAGGCATATGGAAAGCAACAACATCACCAATTTGAATGTTGCATAGTTCTATTTTCTTACCATGTTTGCGTAAAATAGCTAAAAAATATTCTAAAAACTTATCTTCTGGTGGCCAGTCGTAACGTGGTATTTCTGGATAAAGAAGATAGATTGGTAACATGCATCCCAATGCTTTGCCGTTTTCATCTAATTGTCGGTATGGCATTCCTACGCATTTGATTAATTCATTAATTGTCATGATGATCTAAGCACCATCTCTCTAGGGATGCTAGGATGTCCTCCATACCTTGTTACGTTGCCACGCTCAATACAAGCGGTTAATGTTCCATCACAGCTAGTTAATGCACTAGTAGCCCTACAACGATTGTCAGCACCTTTATAAATAAACTGGCAAGTAGGGCCATATCCCATATTAGGAGATTCTTGTGTAAAATCTACGGTATCGCGTTCAACTGTACAACTAAACTCAATCATAGTAGTTTTAATGCTGTTCAGTATACCTTCAAATAGCCAAACCGCACCTTCTTCAAGATGATCAATATAAACTTCTTGAATGACGCACTTTTTGTATTTTAATCCTTTGCCATTATTGGCAATGTAAGCAGACCATTCTTTCCAGCGGTTAGACATCGTTAAGGAAACTTGCTCCTTGTCACCTTCTAGCGTGGTTTTAATCTCGCCACGTTTGATCTCAGCAGAAATATAAGTGTTACCTTCAAAAAGCAAGTCTTGATTGTCGTTTGCTACGAATCGAAATACAACATCGTTAGCACCGTAAATAGTCACCAGCATCCTTGGAATTATCTCCGCTTCTGCTACATGCTGCTCTAATTCTTCGCTTATACCTTTACTCATTCAGTTGTCACCACCTGAATAATTGGAATACTAAACGTTTTGTAACCAAGTTCATTAATCTTAAAATCTAACTTATCGGTATCAAATCTGACGTTGTAAAATAGACCATCACCGCCAATGTACCGACCAAGATCATCCGTCTCTTTCCATTGCCAACTAAAGGCCTTGAATTTACCTTTATGGCGAATAAAAAAAGACCTCACATTCTGAAAGTTGGATGGGGTCTTTTCAAATTCTAGAGTCCATGAATTTCTCTCATTTGTCTGCATACACGCCCTTTGTTCATGAACCGTATATTCACTATCAATATCTGTTTTAAACTCAACAGTAGAAGCATGGGCGCGATTATATTTGATGTTAAATACTTCGACAGCCAATTATCTTGCCGCCCCCTTTACAGCAGAACGCCAAGTGGTTTCAGTTCTAATAGCGTTCAATATTTCGGATTTCATACTGGCGTTTTGTGCTTTTTGAAGTTTCATGTTTGTGGCAGGGTCGAGCGATTGATAATTTTGTTTGATGTTAACCGCTACGTGTTGAACATTGCCAGTGTTAGCACTAGTGTTAGCGTTAGCATTATTTGCCCTAATGGTTGATAAATCAGGTATGATTGTTCCGTTTGACGTAGGAACAAATAATTCAGGTCGTTTTTCACCAACAAGATAAGTTTGCCCTGCTATTACCGAACCACCGTTTTCTCTTTTGCCGGCAATAGAAAATGTTGTAGAAGGGAAATACTGTGACGCTATATTTGCTTTTGCAGTAGCATTAATCCCAGAAGTACTGGAATAAGTTGAACCGCCAAACAAGCCACCAAATATATTGCCTATCAATGAAGATTGTCTGCCAGCCTGATTAATATTCCAAATTTGATTAATCATTTGAGTACCAAAATCAAGGCAAGCGTTGCGCCAAAACTGACTAAATGTTGTAGTGCCACGCATCATGCCGTCAAACATGCTTGCCATGCTAGTGCGGACAACTAATGTTTTGTCGTTTAAAGCTAATATTTCATTTTTTAATTGACCTATTAAAACTAGCTTTTCTTTGTATTCGGCAGAATCTTTTTTACCTGCATTTTCAAGAGTATCGCGGCTCTGTTCAGCTAACCTCAATTTTTCGTTGGCGGCAACTAAATCAATAATATCCTTTTGCTCTTTGGTGTAGTTAGTTCCTAGAGCGTTAGATTTAATTTGCTGGTCATAGCCGACATTAGCAACGTTTGTTTGATACTTGGTGTTTGGAATTGTAAGTTTTTGCATGGTGTCACGTTGCATAATTAACTTTGCATAGTCATCATTTAATTTTTTATATTCCACGCTTTTGGGATCGTCAGCATATCTGTCTCTTTCTCGTTTTAAAGTTTCAAGCCTTTTATTAAATACATCTAAATCAAGTTTATCTTTTTGTTCTTGCGTAACTCCAACACCGTATTTTAATAATTGTTGAGTTTTCCATTGTTCCGCTTCGGTATTGCTTGCACTAATTAAATTGTTGGTATCTTCAATTCCTGATTTAACTATGGCTAGTTGTTGTTTTGCTATATTAGCTTTAATTCCTGATAGTTTTTTTTCGCGTTTTATTTCTTCTTGCAAGTATTTGATAAGCAGATCAGCATTTTGCATCTGATCATGATGACTTTGTACTAATTGAACCTTTTGTTCAGAAGTTGCACTTTTCCATGTTGCACTATCAATTCCTGCACCGTTTAACGTATCTCCGTTTATATTAATTTCTTCTGGCGTTCCATTAAGTTCTCCGCTAATATATTTGCTGTATACATTTCGCGAGTTTTGTTGCCTTTCTGGGTTTTCTGCCCATGCAGGACGTTCGTAATATTTAGATACAGCAAGAGCAAATTCTTCTGGTGTTGTCGAACCACTAGCCATTACTTTATCTATTGAGCCAGATTCATTATGTTGCATTTCGTAAACTAAATACGCTAATTGTGTTTCTAATGCGTTAACATCGGAATTATTATTTTTAGCAAAATCATATAAACCATCTAGCCTACCACCAAGCCATTGCCCAATGCCATATGAACCAGAACCATCGCCAGCTAAAGCGGTTGGGTTTAAACCAGATTCAGTCATAAGATTGCCAATAATACCAGCAACCATTTCTGGCTTATAGCCAGCGTTAGAAAGATAGTTAAAGGCCGTTCCTTCAGGTGTACTATTTCCACCTGATATGCTAACGGTAGCACCTGTTTTATCAGCAAAACTGTTTATTTTATCAATATTGGTTTGCTTTAATTTATCGACAGCATCGCCAGCATCTTTAAGATTTACAAGTTGTTTATGCATAGCCGACATGCGGTCAGTATTAGTTTGTATCGTGACACCGTATAATTCTTCAGATGTTTTAATCTTATTTAATGACTCATTGTAGTTGTCAGTAAATATTTCAATGCTATTGATTATTTTATCTAGTTCGAGAAAATCTACTTTTGACTGTATGTTTTCTGTACGATCTTGTGGTGCATTCGACGATGAACCTTTGCCTTTTTTGCCAGAAGGATCAACTATACCTGCCATTTTTGTATTTTGAGCAACATAGTTAGTTTGAATTTTCATAGCTTCTAACGCTTCAGTGTTAGAGTCTCTTAACATTTGGCTTATTCCAATGTAGTTTTCTGCCGTTGACGTTCTCTTTTGCTGATATCCTGCTGATTTTTCTCTATATTTTTTAGCGTTTTCTAAAATTTTCTGTTTTTGTTCGGGAGTTTTTTCAACAGATACACCAGTAAAATCATCAGTTTCATTTGCACTTTGTTCTTGGTAGTCAGCCATTTTGTTATACATATCAGCCATGAAATTAAAATAAGCAAGATAAGCACGTTCTAAAAAGCCAAGCATCGTTATTTCATTTTCCATATCTTTGATTTTAGAATTTGCAAGGTTTTTATGATAAAGTGCTTCATTTCTTAAATTATCAGCATCTTTTAATAATGATTCGGCTAGTTGGGCACTATGTAATTCTTTTGCTTTGATGTTATTATCAATTACGGTTCGATTCACTTTACCGTTTTCAATAATGTTACCAGCGTTTTCATCTTGTGCGGCAGAATTTATATTTAATTCCTCGGTCAATTTCTTTTCTAAAAAAGTCATTTCTTCTTGAATTTTTTGACCTTTTTCGGTATTTTCACCTGCATTTTGCAATGCTTCACTTTGTTTGTCATATGAGTTTGCTAAAGTATTAATAAATTCGCTTTGTTGTTTAATACTATCAGCACTTCTCTGCATTTGTTCAAGTCTAACCGCTTCATTATCGGATTGTTTTTGAATTTTATTATTTGCTTCGCCAACACTTTCGTTATAACTATACATTGCGGCTGTTCCTAGTATTAACAAAGGTATAATATTACCACGGATAGCACTACTTACAGCAATTGTCCTATTTAAATTAGCTGTAGCGATATTCTCGGCAATCTTAGCTTCTGTATTAATTACCGTAACTGTCGTATCTACTGCTTTAACTGCAACGTAGGCTTCACTTGCTAGTTTTACAGCTTTAACACCTTCTGTTATAGATGTTAATACTTTAGTCACCAAATATAGTTCTGCCGACCATTTAATGGTAGTGCCTATAGCACTTACCATGTTAGATGACATAGCTGTAAGGCCAGTTAAAAAATTATTGATAGATGAAATTTGTTCTTTAATAAAATTAGTTAATCCACTGTTGCCAGCACCAGCCGCCAATTCATCTAGGATAGCTTTTGTTGTTCCTATTTTCCGTGAAATAGTATCTAACTGTAAAGCTACTTGTTCGTCCGTGAAATTTGAACTATTTACAGCATTTTGCCAGTTATCAATAATTTGCTTATAGTCGGTAACAATGCTAGTAAGTTTTGAATTTTGGAATTTACCAAATAATGATGAAAACAATTTAGATGTATCTTTGTCAGTATTTTGAACCGCTAAAGAAAGATCAAGAATCACATCTTGCATACTTCTAAATGTAACTTTACCGTCTTGGTCTACTTTTTTTACAGCAACGCCAAACTTGTCCATTTCAGAAATTGCTTTGTCTGTTTTAAAGTTGATTGCCAAACTTTTCATACTGTTACCAATTTCAGAACCAGATAAAGCTGTATTCCTCACGCCTGTAGCAATCATAGCGTTATAAAACTCAAACGACATGCCAGCTTGATAAGCGGTAGAGCCAGCGCGTTCAACACCTGCAACTAAATCTTGTGCAGAAGCACCGCCTGTATGTGCCAATTTAGTCCAAACGTCTAATATTTTGTTACTGTTTTTCATTACTTCATTTACATTTTCTGACTTCATGCCAAATTGAGACATTGCAGATTCTAAACCTTTAACAGAATCTTTCATTGAAAAATTATCAGCAGTTGCCATTTTGGCAGACTGTGCAACCAACAAATTAACAACGTTTACGTCCTTATACATACGCCCCCATGAACGCCCTGCGTCAATTACTTCCATTGTTGATTCGCCATATTTACTAGCTATTTTAGTGAAATTGATTAATTCTGTGTTAACAGCATTTTGATCACCTTCCAAGCTAGGAAGAACCTGTCTAACGCCAGCCATTGCCTGTTCCATTTCTTTGATTTTGTCAACCATCATAAATGGTGTCATTACAGCTGCACCAGAAATAGTCGCAGTAGCCATCCACATTATATGACTTTTAATTTTTCCGAATTCTTCGTTTAATAAACTGACGTTTTTAGCCGTAGATTTAATCGAAGAATCTAATCCAGAAGATGAAGAAGATTTTAAAGCCGCAAGTTGTCCTTCGATCTCAGACTTTTGTCGTCTTAATTCAGCCGTTCTTGTTGTTTCAGCTTGATTATTCTTCTGTAATTGGTCAAATAAATTGCGGTCAATAGCGGCAATCTGTTGTTTAGATTGTTTAATACTGTCAGTAAATTGCAATGTTTTTGCAAGTCCATTATTGGTAGCAGTAGAATTGCTTGATACGGAAGGTTCCTTAATATTAAGTGCATTCGCTTGTGCCGTCACATCACGTAAAGCACTACTCATCATTTCAAGTTTATTAATCACGTTTGCGCTGACTTTGTTAGTCTGCTGATCAACTTGATCAAACTTTCGCATAAAGTCTGAAATATCAGCTTGTACAGGTGCAATTATTCCGCCTACACTTGTTTCGTTTGCCATAGTTTACCTCCTTTCCTATAAAATGTCACAAATATCATCGTACTCCGTTTTTTGACCGTTCATCTCGGAATTGCCAATTGAAAGAGCCATTAATTCGCGTTCTGTACTGTCAAGATACTCTTGTTTTGTCAATCCTACTTCGATTCTGTAGTAGGCGTATTCTCTTGCAAAGTCTCTTTCTTTGTCTTTTTTTTTGAACCATTAGCTTGTGCCATGACTTCCATTTTTTCAATCTGTTCTGGTGTGCTTTTCGATAATTGATAAGCGGTTAAAATATGGTCAATATAAACAGGGAAAGCATGAGTTTCCATAGCATCAATTAGAGATTCTTTATTGTCAAACGACTTATTATGAATTAATCCTGCGTACAGTAAGTTTACTAAGTCTGTAGTTTTCATCATAGAAAATCCGCTATTTAAAGCGTTTAAAATTAGTTCCTGTGACGTTTTTTCTTTACCGTCAATAGTTTGGTCTGGATAATCTTTTTCAAGTTGTAGAAGGGAACGAGTGGTGAATTTTAATTCTTGTTCTGTGCCATTTAGTGTTATTTTAGGAAGATCGGGAAAGAGTGTTGACAAATTCAATGTAATTCAGTCCTTTCAAAGAGAATAGGCAGGAGTTACCCTGCCACTTATTAAGAAGCGTATGTGATTGCACCATCGGCAAACGTTAATCTACGGTAAGGATGTGCAACACCATCAATCGTACCTTCGCAACCAAAGCCAGAACCGGAAAAACTGCAATTGGCGAATCCTTCCCCAGTAAATTCATAAGTCAAGTTGCCTTGTATTTTGAATATCTCAACACCTACGTTTGTTACTCCCTTGCTTTTGCTACCTCGTTTGGTGTCACAAGTTAATTTAAAATAGTTGCTTACAGCATCGGAAGATTCAATGATTTGGTTTAATTCTGGTGTAACCGGTGCGGTTCCAGCGGCAGTATTTTTAATAGCCGCTTCACCACAAATCATCACAAGAGCCTCCATTGAAATTTCTTCATTTTCCCATGAAATATCAAGAGATTCAAAAAATGATTCTCTATCTCTTAAACGTTCATCACCGCGAGACTCAACATCTTTTGTTTTTTTAGTCATTTTAAGGGACTTGATTCCTGGGATACTAATAGCTGTCGCGTCATAAGTCGGTGCAGAACCTTCTTCGTCAGTCAATAATTTTGTAACTTTGAGGTTTTTTACCCCAAATACGCCACTAGATTTAGCTAATGTCATTAATAATCATCCTTTCTTTTTTGGCATAAAAAATACACCGCTCATTCGGTGTTCGTTTGTGCCTATTTAATTCTGTATCTTAAACATTTATGGAATAGTTTTGTTCCATCTTCGTACAGGTCAGGGCCGTGTTCAGCCGTAACCATCCAATCAAGCGTATTCATTGCCGTATCAATAGCAATCTCCATATCCTCACAAGCTGTTATAGTCTTAGCAAAGCAATCAACAGAATATAATTCATTTTTGTTGCTAGAAAGTTTTCCATCTGCCGTTCCTGATTGTCCACTAATACGGTAAAATCCACAACACGGATATACAGCCGTACTTGGTGGATAAAACGAGAATATTTGCTTTATGCCTGTTGTGTCCACACCAACTATATCAACTAGCGCCTTTGAAATTGTTGTATCACCAGTAACGGCAATCAATTGTTCTTTGGTTAGTTTTAAAGCGTTGAATATATCAACCTTGATTGACTTCATTTAATCACCAACTTTGCACGTTCTAGTGCATAAGATAACTCAATTGGCATGAGTCGTGAGCTTGCTTCTACGGATGGTTTCATGAATGGGTAAGGTCTAGATGTAGACGTTCCATGCTCCACATCTGAAGCGTAAGGCATATCCGCAATTACATTACCACTAATAAACGTACCATTTATTTTAGGTGTATCGTGGTGAATGCTAGTTTCAAGATCAAACGTTCTATTCTGGAATACGTTTTTCCCTGGCTGAGTTGGATTACCGCCTTGAATACCATGAGTTAGTTTGGCATATGTTTCAATGTGCGAGCAGGTATTGTCTACCGCCATCATAGTTTCAGCAACCATAGCCAGTTTCAAGGCCTTAAACTTTGCCATCATTGCGTTTTGTCCAATGTCTTTAGTTGCCATTAAAATATCAACTCCAGCACTGCTTCTCTATGGCTTTTCCAATCCTGCACATAGCCAACTCTGTATATTCCGTTAGCGGCAATGACTCGACTATTACTTTTGACGGTTCCCTGAGTGAATAACTTATGTGTACTCAAATCAGTCACACCCATTTCATAGTTCTTTGCATTGCCGCGTAAAGGCCATATTTCACCTTTAATAGTTCCATCGTCTGCCCAATCAGATATGATCTCACCTAGTTCGTTTTGGGTGGTGGTCATGGTTTGCACAGTCAACGTTTCCGCTTCTGTGAATTTAATTGGAAATATCACGAATAACCACCCCAATCCCAACACCAGGGAAGTCAGCATTGCCAACCATTGCCTTACGTTGATAATCTTTGAGCAATGACTTCAAATCTTCTCGCTTTTCAACTACACCACCACGACTAAAACTAACAGGCAGTACTGTTATAGCACTTCGTAAAGCATCACAAATTGCACGATTTAGATTATAAATACTTGTTCCTGTTCCATCATCTTTACTGTTTTTTGTCAGGAAGTAGATTAGTTCGGTATCGCTAAAAGCATCAGATAATATTTTGCACTCGGTTTTAATTGCGGTTAATGCTTCTATCTCGGTCATATTATCGCCGCCTTATTTTACAGCTTTAATCAATGCGAGAATATCCTCTTTCTTTGCGGCATCGCCAAGATCAATGTTGTTTGTCACGGCATAATCTTGTAATTGTTTTACAGTCATTGTATCAATGTCAATTTTTGTTTCTTCTGTAGGTTCTTGCACAGATTCTGGCACTTCTACCAAAACACCATCTTTAATATAAAGTTGAGTAAATGGGTTAGCCACTTCTGCATCAGTTAATTCAATTGGTTCTGTTCCTGGAATAGAGAACTTATTGCCAAACGCAATTACTCTTTCAGCTTTGTTAATATATTTAGTCAATATAATCATTCCTCCTAAAATAAATAAAGGGCAGAAAAAAGAATCTGCCCAAATTAGTAACAGATTTTTTTAGCAACCTTCTGCTTTGCAAATTGATAGTGGATAGTAAATGATAACTCCACCACATTTAGAGTGACAAGGAATCTCAAACTCCAATCCTTTAGCTTGTGGAGGGAATTGTTCAAAAGCCTGTGGAATTTCAAGAGTTAGTTTATCAGGCGATTTAGTATAAGCCACAACAATATCAGTACCGCCAGCACCAGCACCAGCACATTCAGGGATACGTTCTACAGTAACACCAGGATTATTATTCTTGAAGTACTGTAAAATTGACGTATCACTTGTAGTTGATCGCGGACGAGTATTCAAGTCAGAGAATACAGTATGAGATAAAAGAACTGTATCAACATTCTCTACACCATTTGTTAGCGTAGTAGGAGTATTTACAATTCCGTTTAAATCTCTCAACACTTGGTCAGGAGTTTTATTGACAAACTTAGCGGCGGCGACAGTACCAGCAGTAGTACCGTTTCCAACGCCATCAGTCGGCAATGTGTATGAAGTGATATTAGGATGTGTGAAAAAACCGTTAAGACCGTTAGCTGTATCTCCTTTATAAGCAATTTGATTTACCAATTGTGCATCAGCTTGTCTAGCGGCGTTTGCTCTGCGCTGTTCTAGTGGCTTGCCAGACATTTGCGCGGCGCGAATATCGTCAATATTATAACCGTATGAATTACCAATAGCGCGAATAGGAGAACTGAATTCTTTTCCGGTTACATCAGTTCGCGGCAAGTCAGTAGCGTAGTTAGAAATAATCTTAGCAAAACCAACATTTTCATATTGACGGTATGTAATCGTTTTTGCTCCAGAACCGGCATCCATTGAAACAGGAATCATTCGCGTAGCTGTTAAATTAGGAAACAGTACATCGTATGATTTTGTTTTAATGTGTTCTAATTCTCTAGCAAAAAAAATAGACTGCCCTGCATCCTCACGCAATAAGTTAGCCGATTGGATAGCCGATAAGTCTCTTTCGTCATATCTTTCTTTTTTATTCATTTATATATTCCCCTCTCTTTATGCCAACTCAACGACAACAACGCCGCCAGTTGTGGATGTATTTGACGTAATAAATTTAGCACCAGTGACAGCAACGGCAGTCGTACTAGCACCAGCGGCGTTAGTCCATTTGCCTGCATCTGCACCATCAAACACTAAGTAAGCGGCGGTTTCAGCAACAATTGCTTGTCCACTAATAAAAGGAACCCATGCACGACCTTTACGCATTACTGGTACAGTTTCTTTAATTGCGTACTGCACAACGCCAGTTTGGTATGTTTGTTCAATTGCTTGCAAGAGTGCAATGCCCTTAAAACCTGTTGAAAATGTAGCGGCAGGTACTTTTGCTTGATTTTGTGGATCAGTGCCAGCAATAACTCCAAATCCAATCCCTGTAACCGTTTCTGTAATAAGTGAATCTACGGTCATTGGGGAAATGTCATATGGTGTACCTGCAACGGCAGGAGTCATGTTTTGCGAATAAGATAGTTGCATATTATTTAGCCCCCTTGTATGCGTTTTGCATATTGTTAATCATTTTTTGTTGTGCACTAATAGATGTTTCTTCTTCGTCAGCACGTTGATTGGCAGGTAACTTTTGGTTAACAATTTTGCGTTGTTGCTCCAAAGCATCATTGCGCTGTGTGTCCTTAGTAAAATCGAAAGCCGCGTTAATGTACTCGTCACTCTTGGCAGTTAAGTCTAAGGCTTCGTCATTACGCGACTTCTTGATCACAGCAATTTTAATTTCTTTGTCAGTTAGGGAGTCAGCTTTTTCAACTTTGTGAGTCTTAGCTACTTTTAATAGTTCAACTCTAGCGGCTACTGCGGATTTAATTTCATCAGCGGCATCTTTCTTTACCTTCGCTAATTCCTCTGCGTGTTTATCAATTTGTGCTTTTTGCGTATCACACTTTGCATCTTTGGCATCTAGTTCAGCTTGCATCGCCTTTTCTTTATCTGTTTTGGCTACTACCTCTTTTTTAAGGTTTTCAGCATCTTGCTTTAATTGGTTATATGCCACAATAACTTCTGGTGAAGCATCATAAGCCAAACCATTGTCTAGTTTGAGTTTTTCCATCTGTTCAATCTCCTTTTCTTCTTCATAAATTTGATCCATGTTGTCCATGTTGAGACGTGCTTCTTTGCCAGCCCTACCAACTTTAACAACCGCTAAATGGTTATATTTTACATTTCGCTGCACAGCTGCATATTCTACACCATCAAATACACCAGGTGTTTCATCAAGGTCAACCGTATAACCGCAAGACAATTCCCTGTTTTTTGTATCAAGGTTGTATATAACTACATCAGCACGAATATTGTTTCCATCCTGTCTACCTTCGCTAAGTACCGTACCAATTGGCTTCACTTTTGATACGTTGTTAGAAAGAACTAATCCAGGATGCCCAATTGTGATAGGCTTACCACGTATGGTTGAAAGACTATCAGCGTCAAACGCTTCTTCATCAGGACGGTATTCGTAACGTGTTGAACCGTCTGCATTCATGTATTTAAGCAAACCGCTTCTGCCCACAATAACATCATCTTGGACAAAACCTTCTGGCGTTTTGGTGGCCTTAAACTCCACTTTGTCAAATCTTTGTACTGCTATTTTTCTCACCTCCTAACCAAGTACCGATTTTTAGACATAAGAAAAGCGACTACCGTTTGATAGTCGTTAGTTAGAGATTATTGAGGATGTTTTAGCATTGATGATCACCTCCTTATACGATACTAAGTAAAACCTTGCAAGCCTCAATCTTTGCCATATCGTTATTGGAAAGCGTAATTATATCAATTAATGTCTGTACACAAAGTTGATAATCAGTATTAGGTGTAGATTTTGGCGGTCGCGGTGGTTTTATTGGAGTAAAATTTCCTTTTATCATAAATGATCACGCTTTGTAATATTCCTGATTTCATCTCTCCAAGAAGAATCGCTTTTTAATGCGTTTTTAAGTTCGTTAATCATGTTCTCATTAACTATCTTTAAAATCTCATTATTAAATGTATCAGGATCACATTGAAGATTTACAACAATATCAGATTTACCAACCACTCCACCAGTCGCACCATTAGCAAGTTCGTTATATTCCTCGATCCATTCAACAGGAACTTTTAATCCCGCTTCAAATCTCCGATTAATAGCATTTTCAAGATCAGTTTTTCTGTGGTCTAGCCAGATGTATTTTGGGAGTATGCCTAGTGGTGGTCGTTCACATTTTGGTTGATTATTTGAATCGAAATTCCCTATAGTTGGTTGCACGTTAATCAATCCTTTCAATCAAAGTAATACCTTTTAACTTTTAGCAAAACAAATAATCTGCATTTGTAAATATTTAATTTTCTTTTTATCATCCAATATGAAATTTTAAATATCACTGATAATTTAACACTGCCAGTTCGGTGAACAATCCCATCTTTGCTATCAACACGAATCAACATTGCTTGCTCCGTATTGGGGATTGATTGCAAGTCATGGAGAATATCAAATTCTTTATATTTACCCATTGTTAGAAATCCTTTCATATTGAATTTGGGCATAAAAAAACCGCCTTGCATTTACGCTTGGCGGTTAGTTAATGAGTTACCCAATATATTTCTTTCGGTATCTCTTGATTATCCATTATAAAACCTGTTAATTTTCTTGCTGAAGCATCAAAAACATATCTTGTGCCTTCTTTTTCAGTTTTAATTTTTGAAAAACATTCTGCTACTTTATCATAAAGGATCAATCCCATATCTTCAATATTATTTGTATCACCATAATAACATATGATTTGTTTGTCGTCTTCTGTTTTTTTTATTAAAAACATGTTCCGACCTCCTTATTCAATAGCTTTTCTCCAATTATGAAGTTTCTCAGCTAATTGATGTGACTCTGGTTGGCTTTTACCCTGCTTATTCATTATTGTAAGCTCTAGATACTCATGTTTCAGCAAAAGAAAATCTGCATCATTATACTTTCCGCTTGCTAAACGTAACCATGCTTGAGCCATTTCATAATCCGGGTCGAATCTTCCTATTCTACCTATTAAATCATGTTCATTAAAAAATACATGATCCTTTATTTTTCGAATAGCTTCTTCTTTCCAATTAACCGCTTTGGATATATCAACAACATCGTTGTGATTATTCCTAATTTGTTCATATAAGATAGGTTCTTGCTTACGTTGATAATTATACTCTTTTATGCTAATTGTAGCACCACTTACAGAAACTAACAAGTTATTATTAAAAATAAATTCTACGCCACAAGCACATCGAGAATGAAAAGGCGGCTGGGAAACCATTACCATTAAGTCATCATCACTACCACCGTATCCACTCTTAAAATACTCTTTATACGTCAGTGAACCATGCTCAAAACATATCGGGCACTTCTCGCTCATGTTGCCGTACATACCGCGAACAATTCTAATTCCAATCACATCATCAGACTTCTTGGCAATAGTAGCCATCGTCAACTCTTTCACCATGTTAATAGTATGGGTTGTCAACCGCAACATCGCCCTCTGTTCCATACCACCACTAACAAAGTGTTCTTCTAGCTTGCTTGCCGTTTCACTAGCGGATAGACCAGCTATTTGAGATTGTAAGATAATGTTTTCAGCAATCCGTTTCATTTTGTTAGTTAGTAGGGCTATTCTGTCAGCAACCACCAAGCCATCAGACCAACTCTTAAGTAATATTGAATAGATGATTTTTTCTTTGTCGATTGACGTTAACGTTGGTGATAACAGATTAGTGTTGAATTGCATTTTTGCAAGTCGTTCAGCAACGTTGATTGAGTTGTCCATGCCTTGTGATATTAGTGCCGTAATGCCATCTTTAAGCGTCTTTGTAGCTATTGCTATGGAATGTGATTGGCTTGTTACAAATTCGCTTTTAATGGCGTGTTTGCGAATGTATAGCAGGTAGGCTAAGATTAGTAATTTTGTTTTGGTGTCTAGTTGTTGGAGTTGTGCGGTGTATTCGGATTGTAGTTGCTCTTCATCCATTACCAAAACCTCCAATGCCATTTCCGCACAGGACGTTTATTATGGTTTTTGCAAGCTAATTCATACTGTTCACAGCTATAACATAATTCTCGTTGGAAATTATATATGCACTCATGGCATGGCTTTTGATCTTGACTAGCCATTAAACCACTTCCTTACTTCACGGTATCTGACAATTTAGCAGGTTGTGTTGCCGTACTCTTTGCGGTAACATCACCAAAACTATGTCCCAAGATATCTGCTTGCAACTGTTCGGCTTCGTTTTCCTTTTCTTTGTCAATTGCCGTTATTTCATCAGCAGTAAGACCTTGTTGACGTTGGCACTCCGCAACGCTAAGAACTTTATTTTGTATGCGTAGTACTTCTGCTTGGGCATCGTATAGGTTGGCTTGACTATTATCTTTCTTAGATTGTGCCTGTTCAGTTTCCGAAGGGTTCCATAAAGGATTAAATGTTAATGACCAATTTTCTAATTCCTTGCCTTTAAATAGACCATTTTTGCACAACATCAACAAGCGAATTAATTTAGTTTGTGGTCTTCTTAATTGTCTATTTCTTATTTGAGAAACAAAGTTATACCAATTTTCTAGGTCAGTGCCTCCTGATTGCGCAAGACCTGCGCCTTTAGGGTTGTGACCATATAAAATTACTGCTGGTATTGAACACGTAGCACTAAGCGAGTAACCAAAGCGATCCAACAGGTCGGGAATAGCAGACATTGATATGCTTTTAATATCGTATTTATCATCAGCATCAATAGCTATTGTATTTAGTACACTTCTTGCCATGTCTATGAGTTCAAGCCGCTTTTTAATTTGATCCTCACCATTTTCTTCGCTCAGAACATCAAGCATCCCCGACAGCATCAACACGCCTTGGGACATCCTTTCAAACACCTTAATGGCAAGCTGATAAGAATGTTGATTGTTAACTATTTCATCGGTCATTCCATCTAATGCACGTTTTCCCCATCCCTGGTTAGCTACTCGCCTTATGTCTGGCAATGGGTCACCAGTAAACAATAACAATCGACTTTCATGCACATAGAAAGGATTGCCACCAATTGGATTTATCTGATAGTACATAGGTTTCCCATAACGGCAATCGGACGGATCGTCATAACATAAAATATCATCATAGAAAATTTGCGACTTATCGTAAACCCTTAGTTGATGTATTTTCAATAATGTTTCTTCCGATAATTCATCTTCAAGAGTACCGCCATCTTCTGCAATTAATAAGATTGCACTCCCTCCAAGCAATCTTGACCACCTTAACGCATCAGCCAATACACAATCGGCATCCAATTCATCAAGCATTTTTTTAGCGAATCCCTGCTTGTCACCTTCAATGGTAACGCCATGTTTAACCGCTTCATTGGCTGGCAAGTCTATGATCTTAGCGCACAAAGCAAGCGACTCATACATATTTATCATTGTTTGGTCAGACATTTTAGGTTGAATTGCAAATGCAAAGTTTGAATATTGATCATGTTTAGTGCCATGACCAATTACCGAGTTTGAAAATCCGTCTGTGCGGAATGAACTCTTTTTCTTCGGTTGTGTTGGAACAGATTGTTTGTTGCGTTTTCTTGACATTTAATCACCACCTAAATAAGAAAAGCACCTGCCAAATAGCAAGTGCTTTTCTATATTTTATATTACGTTTTTAAATTGGTTGTCCAAAAACTCTACAATGTTTTTTACCGTATATGGTATTCTAATTAAAGGGATATTGTTTTCTCTGCAATAATTATTCTTAATTTCATCGTTATTTTGGAGATATTTTAAAGATTTTTCTCCACCAAACCAATCAATAGCTTCAAAATGCTGTCTACCATCGTACTCAACCAACACTTGGAGTTTTTTATTTATAAACACCGCAAAATCAAACGGCAACGTCTTTTTATTTCTGCAGTCTTTGAATCTATATTCTCTCTTGAATTTTATGCCGTTACAATTTAGATATTCTCCTATTGCCTTTTCGCCTTTAGATTCATTGCAGTGTGGGCATCGTTGCCCCCTTATAAAATTATTAGCCCTCATGTCAAACTTTCTTCCACAATCAACATGGTAAAATTCAACCTTAGTGTCTTTGTTAACATATTTCCCTAATATTTTATATTCACTTCCAACCAGCTTAAAAACTTCTTCTTCAAATTCGTTTTGCGTTCTTAATTTTTTACCATTACAATGCGGGCATCGCTGATTCTGAGAAGTAAAGTTATTAGGAGCCATATTGAAAATTTTGTTACATTTTTTATGTTTGAACTTCACCTTAGTAGCGCTATTTACATATGTACTCAATATTTCATATTCATCGCCAACGGCGTCAAATACTTCTTTAACAAATTCATCGTGAGACTTTTTCATTGTACCAGCACATTTAGGACAACGTTGACCTAATAAAAAATCACTAGGATTCATATTAAATTCAGTACCGCATTTGTTATGTAAAAATTTAACCTTAACTTTAACTGCTACAAACTCACTCAAAACAGAAAATTCGTCACCAACTAAACCAAAAACTTCATGCATGAAATCATCTTCCGTTCTATATTTGCGAAGTTTTTCTTTTCCATATAGCAATAAATTATTTTTTACTCTTATGGATTCTTCATTCCTACTAATACAGTCTTTACATTGACTATTTAATCCATCGGTATAATTAGGTTTATTGTAAAAATATTCATTATTTGCAGGTTTTTCAATTCCGCAACAAGTGCATATTTTAAATTCAACAGTCGGCTTAACATTCTTTTGTTTGTAATATCTCGACCTCTGAACTTCCGAAGTGCATAATTTGCACTGACTTTTAAAACCGTCTTTATAATCACTCGCACGATTAAAAAACTCTTTTGTTGCGAGTTTTGTTTCTCCGCACTTATTGCAAATTTTAGTTATAATATCATTTTCAGACATAATTAATACCACCCTCCGATAAAGTAGTTATTTGTTCCGAGTATTAAGTTGTTTTAATGTGAGAAGATGCTCGGAACATCTTGTCGCGACGGTTAATTACTCCGTGGCTATCTCACAATTTATTATATCATAAAATCGTTGAATTATCAACGATTTTATGAGTTCAAGAGCATACTCCAGCCCAACTTCTTCCAGTTTGCAATTCAGAATACGCGTCCGATAAACTGTCGGGTATATCATCATGCTTACCGTCGCAAAAAGCATCAAGTTCATTAATCAGATTATCGTTCCAATCTGCCTGCAAAATTAAAATTATACCATTTTGCCAAGCACTAGCCGCTGGTTCAGCGCGAGAAACCTTGTCTCCGCTTACACGTTTTGTTTTCACAACATACCCAGATAACATTTTAGAGTACGATTCGGCAACGTCTTTGCCCGCAGCTCCCGGGTCAACTGGTAATCTTATTACAACTCTACCATATTTTTCTTTATCTTTTTTTGCCGTACCAAGAACCTTCTGCCTAACATCGCTAGAAATCCACTTTCCATGGAGTAGGTCTAGTATAATATATCTTCCGTCTTTAAGTTTCCCTAATAGTAACCCAGAAGTAGCATCGGGGTCTGGATATGTCGGGCTTGGGGTAGATGCGGCGAGATCATAAGCGCGAACTAGTCTAACTATTTTCCCAGGAATAGTCGGCACTATTTGAGCCTTAGCTTTAGGGAAGTACATACCAGCAGATGGCTTGATTTTCCAATTGCCGTGCAGTAGTCGTCCTTTTTGAACCGTTCCTTGTGCGTTTAAATTCGCCTCATATTGTGGATTTTTTTCCATCATAATCGGATTATCATAAACACTGGACGCTATAAAGGTAAACGATTTTACAATTGTTGGTTTAACGCCATATAGTTCAACAACTTCTTCACGACTATTTCCCCACTTGAATTCATCGTTAAGAACAACGTAGTATCTCATTTTACCAGATCGTTCTTTTATCGGAAAACCTTCGTCATCAATATACCATTTTATTAAATCTGCAACAAAACTATCAGCATCTGGATTGCAACTTGCAATAATACGATTTCTCACTCCCGATGAACTTCTATTTCTACTGGCCATATACATAAATTGACTACGTTCAAAGTGACAAAGTTCGTCAAAGGCGATAACAGCAATTTGCGTACCGTCCCAATCTTGCACAGTATCAGTGTATTGAAGGTGTGCAAATGTTATTTTAGAGCCTTTAGGAAATTTAATTGTAAGTCTTGGCGATTGAACTCCAACTCCGCCTTTATGCTTATACAGGCTAGTAGCTTCGTCCCAAAGGCCGCCCTCACCAGTGATTTGCGTGGACGTTCTACGGAATATTACAGCACCATATCTAGGATTATCTATGTCTTTTAAGCAAGATAATAAAATGGCGTACGACTTACCTCCGCCAGCCGCGCCACCGTATATAGTTACATCAGCGGTACTATTCATAAACTCCGTCTGCGGCCCCGGTTGTGGCAAAAACATCTTATCTATTTCCTGCTGTTTCGCCAATTTCTCAGCAATCAAAAGAAATTCTTTTTGATCTGCAGGACTAAGCTTTTCAAAATCATCCATGCTAATATTTTTAATATCCACAACCATCACCACCTAAACAAGAAAAGCCACCTACCTAATGGCAAGTGGCTGAAACATCTGTATTTAATCATAAAAAAATAGCCGTCCATATAACGACTGCCCGAACTTTCGATATTTGTATTATATTACATAAAAACGGTATTATTGGTGACACTAAAACTATTTTTACCAATACATTGCACCATTTTTTATGGCAATTCTAACCGTAGTATCGATAATCATGTTTGTCCATTTTTTCATTTGGTCAACACTCGGCGTAAAATCTCCACCATAACGGTAATAATGCCATTCAGTATATTTTGCCATAGTATAATTTACCCATCCCGGTCTACCTGGTTCATTTTTAGTATTAGGTTGGTGTTCAGCATCGCGCCGAATCTCTAAAAATGA